TTACTTCTTCGCCTCTGCAACCACTTTACTACCCACGCCGCGGTTATTGTATTCCCACATGCGGTTGTAGTTAGTGTCATTCAGATTGCGCTGTATTTCGTCGTTATCATCTACGCTGCCGGTATTACCCGCAAACGGACGATTAGAGATCACCGCATCGGCCCACGGTTTAGCCGTGTTAAAACCTTCGTTGATGGCGCTATCACGGATCACCACCTGACCGTTGGTATTGGCATCAACATCCAGCGAGCGGCCCAGTTGCGCCACACCATCACCGAAAGCATTGAAACGGCTGTTTACGGCGAGGAAACCGTAGTAAATGTTGGACAGCGTAGCCGGTGCAAACACATACGCTTCTTGCTGAGTACGTGAGTTCACCACGCGGAATTCGGTGTTATCGAACACCACTGCGCCGCGACCAGAAACGATATCCACATCCCCTTCAATGTAGCTGTTGGTCACCAGCGTACGCGGCTGACGGTTGGTTTCCAGACGGTTCTGCACACCGCTGTTGGTGACAAAGAAGGTGTTCTGACGACCGAGAATGTTAACGTTGTTAATCTGTACCTGGTCACCATCAGTACGCAGTGCCACCGCCGGATGGTTACCTGCATCTACGCTATCGCCCAGCGTGTTTTCGATGGTCAGATTTTGCAGTTGCAGGCCATTGTTTTGTGACCAGAAGACCGCAGAGCAGAGAACACCGATACTGTCGCTGCGTTTGCTCTGGCAGCTATCGTACATATACCACGCTGGTTTACCTGGCATATATTTGCCGCGCGGGTTGACGTCGTGACGCCAGTCGGCAGGGCTCATGCCACCATCAAGGGAAAGCCCAATCTTCACATCAATCGGTTTTTCACCTGTACCGTACAGAGTAATTCCACCCGGAGCGGCAGGGACATATACCGTTCCCTGATACTCACCAGGCATCACGGCAATATACTGGCGCTTGTTGGTACGCTTGATAATTGCCGCATCTACCGCCGCCTGAATCGTGGTATGCGTTACACCTTGAGTGCCCGCCGGGCCGACAACAAAGTCAGGTTGCGCAGGCAGGGTAATCGGGGAAGGATTCCACGCTGCAGCACCTGGTGTCAGGGATGCAAAATAGTGTTGAGCATCGAAATTCTGCGCTTCTTTTGCCGACAGAATCGGGCGAGAAGAGGTACCAGGCGCGGTTTGATCAGAAGGACGTTGATCGGGCGGGGTTGAGCTACAGGCGGTCAGCGTCACGCCAAAAGCCAATGCCAGCGCCAGACGGGAAACTGAAAATGTGTTCACAGGTTGCTCCGGGCTATGAAATAGAAAAATGAATCCGTTGAAGCCTGCTTTTTTATACTAAGTTGGCATTATAAAAAAGCATTGCTTATCAATTTGTTGCAACGAACAGGTCACTATCAGTCAAAATAAAATCATTATTTGATTTCAATTTTGTCCCACTCCCTGCCTCTGTCATCACGATACTGTGATGCCATGGTGTCCGACTTATGCCCGAGAAGATGTTGAGCAAACTTATCGCTTATCTGCTTCTCATAGAGTCTTGCAGACAAACTGCGCAACTCGTGAAAGGTAGGCGGATCCCCTTCGAAGGAAAGACCTGATGCTTTTCGTGCGCGCATAAAATACCTTGATACTGTGCCGGATGAAAGCGGTTCGCGACGAGTAGATGCAATTATGGTTTCTCCGCCAAGAATCTCTTTGCATTTATCAAGTGTTTCCTTCATTGATATTCCGAGAGCATCAACATGCAATGCTGTTGGGATGGCAATTTTTACGCCTGTTTTGCTTTGCTCGACATAAAGATATCCATCTACGATATCAGACCACTTCATTTCGCATAAATCACCAACTCGTTGCCCGGTAACAACAGCCAGTTCCATTGCAAGTCTGAGCCAACATGGTGATGATTCTGCTGCTTGATAAATTTTCAGGTATTCGTCAGCCGTAAGTCTTGATCTCCTTACCTCTGATTTTGCTGCGCGAGTGGCAGCGACAGGGTTTGTTGTTATATGGCCTTCAGCTATTGCCTCTCGGAATGCATCGCTCAGTGTTGATCTGATTAACTTGGCTGACGCCGCCTTGCCCTCGTCTATGTATCCATTGAGCATTGCCGCAATTTCTTTTGTGGTGATGTCTTCAAGTGGAGCATCAGGCAGACCCCTCCTTATTGCTTTAATTTTGCTCATGTAATTTATGAGTGTCTTCTGCTTGATTCCTCTGCTGGCCAGGATTTTTTCGTAGCGATCAAGCCATGAATGTAACGTAACGGAATTATCACTGTTGATTCTCGCTGTCAGAGGCTTGTGTTTGTGTCCTGAAAATAACTCAATGTTGGTCTGTATGGCTTCAGTGATTGCGATTCGCCTGTCTCTGCCTAATCCAAACTCTTTACCCGTCCTTGGGTCCCTGTAGCAGTAATATCCATTGTTTCTTATATAAAGGTTAGGGGGTAAATCCCGGCGCTCATGACTTCGCCTTCTTCCCATTTCTGATCCTCTTCAAAAGGCTACCTGTTACTGGTCGATTTAAGTCAACCTTTACCGCTGATTCGTGGAACAGATACTCTCTTCCATCCTTAACCGGAGGAGGGAATATCCTGCACTCGCGTACCCATCGACGAACTGTTTCAAGGCTTCTTGGGCGTCGCTGGCGTGCGTTCCACTCCTGAAGTGTCAAGTACATCGCAAAGTCTCCGCAATTACACGCAAGAAAAAACCGCCATCAGGCGGCTTGGTGTTCTTTCAGTTCTTCAATTCGAATATTGGTTACGTCTGCATGTGCTATCTGCGCCCACAGCATCCAGTGGTCATAGCAGTCGCTGATGTTCTCGGCTTCGATAACTCTGTTGAATGGTTCTCCATTCCATTCACCTGTGACTCGGAAGTGCATTTATCATCTCCATAAAACAAAACCCGCCGTAGCGAGTTCAGATAAAAGAAATCCTCGTCAGTGCGAGGATGCTGTTCATTGCTGCTATACACTTTTTTGCTCTCAACGTAAGCGGTAGCCCATTCTGTTGGGTTGGTGCAGTTGCTTTTAGGAAATGCTATTTACCCCTTAAATTTCGGCTGAAAGAGCTAAAATCCATGCAAAAAATTTACGCAATTTTGTGTATTATTGTGCAGTAAGTAATGAGCTATTTTCTGCGCAAAAAATGGATGGTAAATTTGTCCGGGTCAGGAAAAATTTTATGGGCGCTAAACATGAAAAAAGATTCGTATCCTTATTTGATTTGCATGACAGTTTCAGGGCTGATCTTTATTTTCCTTTTCTTCTGGTGGCGGGCAGATATCTACAGGGTCACGTTTCTTAATCAGAGTATATCCCACTATTACATTCTGTTTAGCATGGGAATAGCTTTTCTGTTATCTCTGTTTTGGGTTAAGAAGGGGATAGTAAAACAAAGAGGCTGGAAGAGTCTGTCAGCATACCTTAAGGTTTATGCAGGGATGTGCATATTTGCTGGATTTTTTCTGATTATACCCCTTACGACACTAACTTATTTTTTGCCTGGAGAGACATCGTCTTATGTTGCACCGTATCGGTATACTTCCGGTAGTTCAAAAAGTTGTTCTGGAGCTGAGGTGGATGACCCCGAACTACATGAGAATATTCGCATTTGCTATCCGTATGGCAATTATGAGTACGATAATATTATCTATGTTGAAAAGAAAATTAATATATTAGGTGCGGTAGTGACATATGCACAGACCGCGCGTGATGATACTGAATGATATAGTATATAGCGGGCAAGTTTTAGTTAATTTATCGAGGTAATATAATTTACCTCGACTCGTTTGTTCTGGTATTAATATTTCGCTTTACGACCGATTTTTATCTGATGATATCATGCGGTTTTCATATACTGACTTACTGTCTTTTCTCCGTTAGCGATTTTCTCCTGCTCAGCGATGATTTTATCTTTGGCTTCTAGTTAATTTCGCTCACTTCGAACCTCTCTGTTTACTGATAAGCTCCAGATCCTCCTGGCAACTTGCACAAGTCCGACAACCCTGAACGACCAGGCGTCTTCGTTCATCTATCGGATCGCCACACTCACAACAATGAGTGGCAGATATAGCCTGGTGGTTCAGGCGGCGCATTTTTATTGCTGTGTTGCGCTGTAATTCTTCAATTTCTGATGCTGAATCAATGATGTCTGCCATCTTCCATTAATCCCTGAATTGTTGGTTAATACGCTTGAGGGTGAATGCGAATAATAAAAAAGGAGCCTGTAGCTCCCTGATGATTTTGCTTTTCATGTTCATCGTTCCTTAAAGACGCCGTTTAACATGCCGATTGCCAGGCTTAAATGAGTCGGTGTGAATCCCATCAGCGTTACCGTTTCGCGGTGCTTCTTCAGTACGCTACGGCAAATGTCATCGACGTTTTTATCCGGAAACTGCTGTCTGGCTTTTTTGATTTCAGAATTAGCCTGACGGGCAATGCTGCGAAGGGCGTTTTCCTGCTGAGGTGTCATTGAACAAGTCCCATGTCGGCAAGCATAAGCACACAGAATATGAAGCCCGCTGCCAGAAAAATGCATTCCGTGGTTGTCATACCTGGTCTCTCTCATCTGCTTCTGCTTTCGCCACCATCATTTCCAGCTTTTGTGAAAGGGATGCGGCTAACGTATGAAATTCTTCGTCTGTTTCTACTGGTATTGGCACAAACCTGACTCCAATTTGAGCGAGGCTATGTGCCATCTCGATACTCGTTCTTAACTCAACGGGAGATGCTTTGTGCATACAGCTCCCCGTTTATTATTTATCTCCTCAGCCAGCCGCTGTGCTTTCAGGGGATTTCGGATAACAGAAAGGCCGGGAAATACCCAGCCTCGCTTCGTAACGGAGTAGACGAAAGTGATCGTGCCTACCCGGATATTATCGTGAGGATGCTTCATCGCCATTGCTCCCCAAATACAAAACCAATTTCAGCCAGTGCCACGTCCATTTTTTCGATGAACTCCGGCACCATCTCGTCAAAATTCGCCATGTACTTTTCATTCCGCTCAATCACGACATAATGCAGGCCTTCACGCTTCATACGCGGGTCATAGTTGGCAAAGTACCAGGCATCTTTTCGCGTCACCCACATGCTGTACTGCACCTGGGCCATGTAAGCCGATTTTATGGCCTCGAAACCACCGAGCCGGAACTTCATGAAATCCCGGGAGGTAAACGGGCATTTCAGTTCAAGGCCGTTGCCGTCACTGCATAAACCATCGGGAGAGCAGGCGGTGCGCATACTTTCGTCGCGATAGATGATCGGGGATTCAGTAACATTCACGCCGGAAGTGAATTCAAACAGGGTTCTGGCGTCGTTCTCGTACTGTTTTCCCCAGGCCAGCGCCTTAGCATTAACTTCCGGAGCCACACCGGTGCAAACCTCAGCCAGCAGGGTGTGGAAGTAGGACATTTTCATGTCAGGCCACTTCTTTCCTGAGCGGGGCTTTGCTATCACGTTGTGAACTTCTGAAGCGGTGATGACGCCGAGCCGTAATTTGTGCCATGCATCATCCCCCTGTTCGACAGCTCTCACGTCGATCCCGGTACGCTGCAGGATAATGTCCGGTGTCATGCTGCCACCTTCTGCTCAGTGGCTTTCTGTTTCAGGAATCCAAGAGCTTTCACTGCTTCGGCCTGTGTCAGTTCTGACGATGCGCGAATGTCGCGGCGAAATATCTGGGAACAGAGCGGCAATAAGTCGTCATCCCATGTTTTATCCAGGGCGATCAGCAGAGTGTTAATCTCCTGCATGGTTTCATCGTTAACCGGAGTGATGTCGCGTTCTGGCTGACGTTCTGCAGTGTATGCGGTATTTTCGACAATGCGCTCGGCTTCATCCTTGTCATAGATACCAGCAAATCCGAAGGCCAGACGGGCACACTGAATCATGGCTTTATGCCGTAACATCCGTTTGGGATGCGACTGCCACGGCCCCGTGATTTCTCTGCCTTCGCGAGTTTTGAATGGTTCGCGGCGGCATTCATCCATCCATTCGGTAACGCAGATCGGATGATTACGGTCCTTGCGGTAAATCCGGCATGTACAGGATTCATTGTCCTGCTCAAAGTCCATGCCATCAAACTGCTGGTTTTCATTGATGATGCGGGACCAGCCATCAACGCCCACCACCGGAACGATGCCGTTCTGCTTATCAGGGAAGGCGTAAATTTCTTTCGTCCACGGATTAAGGCCGTACTGGTTGGCGACGATCAACAATGCGATGAACTGCGCATCGCTGGCATCACCTTTAAATGCCGTCTGGCGAAGAGTGGTGATCAGTTCCTGTGGGTCGACAGAATCCATGCCGACACGTTCAGCCAGCTTCCCTGCCAGCGTTGCGAGTGCTGTACTCATCCGTTTTATACCTCTGAATCAATATCAACCTGGTGGTGAGCAATGGTTTCAACCATGTACTGGATGTGTTCTGCCATGCGCTCCTGAAACTCAACATCGTCATCAAACGCACGGGTAATGGCTTTTTTGCTGGCCCCGTGGCGTTGCAAATGATCGATGCATAGCGATTCAAACAGGTGCTGGGGCAGGCCTTTTTCCATGTCGTCTGCCAGTTCTGCCTCTTTCTCTTCACGGGCGATCTGCTGGTAGTGACGCGCCCAACTCTGAGCCTCAAGACGATCCTGAATGTAATAAGCGTTCATGGCTGACCTCCTGAAAATGGCTGTGAAAATATCGCCCGCGAAATGCCAGGCTGATTAGGAAAACAGGAAAGGGGATTAGTGATTCAGGCCGTTACCGCGTCCGTCGAGAAAAACTTCCACGAGCAAATCACGGGTATAAGTGCGCTCGATGCCGCGATGCAGATAAAGCCGTCCGCGTAAATTAGCTGATGCAGTCCAGGTACCATCTTTGTGTTTGACCAGCATTCCTGGCATGACCGCACCTCGATTAACGGTCTGCGTTCCATAATGTTGATGAACCATAAAAACTCCTGCCCGTAAGCTGGGCTGCTGAACATATAGAGACTTCTGCGCGTATTCAGGCGGTGGATGGCCGCCGGTTGTCATAACTAAGCCGCCTCGTTGAAGCGACTAAGGTATGAAATGTTGAGTTAATTTCAGCTGGTCACACCGACGTTCACGCGTCCGTTTCACCCCTCGCACTCCCCGAAGCCTGCTGAAATTCAAACTGCGGATCTAAGCGGTCATCGCAACGGTGAATCAGGTAGTTGCCGTATCGTTGTGTTGTTGCGATGAACTTATTTAAAACTATAGTTGTTTTATCGTCAACAACAAAAGTTGTTTTATTGGTTGTTTTAGATATAACTGGTTGTATTTAGGATGGATTTATTTTGTGACTTGAATCGCATAGCGATAACTGAAGCGAGGTTATGGTGGTTTTTTTAACGGTGTGTGTGTGATGAGGGGAGGGCAAAAGAAAACCCGGCACGGTGACCGGGATTCTTACGCCGTTAGGTAAAGATATTATTGCGGTGGCTTAATATTACTACCTAGAGCAAAGATAGGAATTAGTTCTTTACTGAATGAGCACAATGCCCAGTTGATAATTTTTAATTGGTACTACCCATGCTTCCTATATGTCTGCGGCATGCTCCCAATAACCTTACCGAAGATGAACACCCGGTTCATCTCGTCTTTCTCGATCGGGTCCCACGGTGAGTAGCTTTTGTTATCAGAGATGACCAGCAGCTTATCCTTCATCATTTGCAGGCGCTTTACATGGGCTGTGTCGTCGTACAGAAACGCATAGATACCATCACCGTCGAAAGATTTAACTGTGATATCAACGAACAGCAGATCACCTGGTTCGATCGTTCCTGACATGCTGTCACCACGCACGTTAATGATGCGGATATTTTCCGCCTTCCTACCATCGAACATGTGACGAGCATCGTCAAACGAGTACTCAACCGAGCGTAGAACTTCTACAAACTCACGGTTGATGACTCCCGGCCCAGCACTGACTTCTATATCAAGAACGTCAATCTTGAAGTATTTGGAATGGCTGACAGTTGATTGTATTGGTTGCACTGTACTGTCTGACATATTTCCAACGCCAGAAGATAACCATTCTGCGCGCACACCCAATGCGTTCGCGATCTCCACGATTTTAGTTGTTTGATTAGCTTTCCCTGTTTCGATTTTCTGAATAGCAGCCTGGCTAACCCCGACCAAATCCCCAAGCGCCTTTTGTGTAAGGCCTCGCGCTAATCTGGCTTCTTTAAGTCTTTCTGAGAGTGTTGTTTTCATAGTCCAAATGTACAACCAAGGTTTTATCCCATCAAACGAAAATGGTTGTTGACTAAAAACAACCATAGTTTTAATCTTGATTCAAATTAACCACGGAGGTTGTTATGAACCCAGCTATCAAAACAGCGATCAATATCGTTGGTTCACAAAAGAAACTGGGCGCTGCTTGCGAAGTTTCACAGCAGGCCGTCTATAAGTGGCTTCACAACAAAGCAAAGGTATCCCCTGAACATGTCGGCAGCATTGTTACGGCTACTGGTGGAGTAGTGAAGGCATACCAGATTCGCCCGGATCTTCCGAAGTTGTTTCCACACACCGAAAAGAACGCAGCTTAAATTTCCATTTCACGCTCTTTAACAATAAGCAATCAACTTAACAGTCAATTCAAACTAAAGGAGTCAATTATGCAACCACTTACATACCAACAGACTAGCGGATTTAGCCCGACTGCGGTGATAAATCGTTCTCAAACAAAACAGGTGCCAGGCCACGAAAAAATCCGTGATGCCGTCCGCGCCTGGTCGGCTGTAGATAATCAGGATGTCGTTGCCACACTCATTGTGAATGAGTATCGGGAGCAGGGCGGCGGCACCATCGATTTCCCTGATGATGTCAGCCGTGCACGCCAGAAGCTGTTCCGCTTCCTCGATAACAAATTCGATTCTGAAAAATACCGAAATAACGTGCGTGAACTGACCCCGGTAATTCTGGCGGTACTACCGCTGGAATATCGCGGTTACCTGGTTGAGCAGGATAGCTTCATGGCTAGGTTGGCTGAAATGGAAAAGGAACTCAGTGAGGCAAAACAGGCTGTCATTCTCAACGCACCACGCCACCAGAAACTGAAGGAAATTAGTGAAGGTATTGTGTCGATGTTTCGTGTGGACCCAGATCTGGCTGGTCCATTGATGGCGATGGTTACTACCATGCTGGGGGCGATATGACAGGTTCAGAAATGGCGAAAGCCGGTCTGCTGGAACAGAACCGACTTTCAGGTGCAAATCGTAACACACTCATTGCGGGAGGAATTATGGCAAACACTGCTGAGATATTCAATTTTCCAGTGCCGGATGCGGCACAAAAGGAGCCGCGCGTGGCAGATCTCGATGATGGTTATACGCGCATTGCAAATGAGTTGCTGGAAGCTGTGATGCTGGCCGGATTAACACAGCACCAGCTTCTGGTCTTTCTGGCTGTCATGCGCAAAACATATGGCTTTAATAAAAAACTGGATTGGGTTAGCAACGAGCAACTTTCCGAATTAACCGGGATATTGCCGCACAAGTGTTCTGCTGCAAAAAGTGTTCTGGTAAAGCGTGGGATTTTTATTCAGAGCGGGCGGAATACCGGCATTAATAATGTGGTCAGTGAATGGTCAACATTACCCGAATCAGGTAAGAAAAATAAAGTTTACCTGAAAGAGGTAAATTTACCTGAATCAGGTAAAAAAAGTTTACCCAAATCAGGTAAAGGCGTTTACCCGAATCAGGTAAACACAAAAGACAAACTAACAAAAGACAATATAAAACCTTTTTCGTCCGAGAATTCTGGCGAATCCTCTGACCAACCAGAAAACGATCTTCCTGTGGTGAAACCGGATGCTGCAATTCAGAGCGGCAGCAAGTGGGGGACAGCAGAAGACCTGACCGCCGCAGAGTGGATGTTTGACATGGTGAAGACCATCGCGCCATCAGCCAGAAAACCGAATTTTGCAGGGTGGGCTAACGATATCCGCCTGATGCGTGAACGTGACGGACGTAACCACCGCGACATGTGTGTGCTGTTCCGCTGGGCATGCCAGGACAACTTCTGGTCCGGTAACGTGCTAAGTCCGGCCAAACTCCGCGACAAGTGGACCCAGCTCGAAATCAACCGAAACAAGCAACAGGCTGGCGTGATAGCCGGCAAACCAAAACTCGACCTGACGAACACTGACTGGATTTACGGGGTGGAGCTATGAAAAACATCGCCGCACAGATGGTTAACTTTGACTGTGAGCAGATGCGCCGGATCGCCAACAACATGCCGGAACAGTACGACGAAAAGCCACAGGTACAGCAGGTAGCGCAGATCATCAACGGTGTGTTCAGCCAGTTACTGGCAACTTTCCCGGCGAGCCTGGCTAACCGTGACCAGAATGAACTGAACGAAATCCGCCGCCAGTGGGTTCTGGCTTTCCGGGAAAACGGGATCACCACAATGGAACAGGTTAACGCTGGAATGCGCGTAGCCCGTCGGCAGAATCGACCATTCCTGCCATCACCCGGGCAGTTTGTCGCCTGGTGCCGGGAAGAAGCATCTGTTAACGCCGGGCTGCCAAACGTCAGCGAGCTGGTTGATATGGTTTACGAGTATTGCCGGAAGCGTGGCCTGTATCCGGATGCAGAGTCTTATCCGTGGAAATCGAACGCGCATTACTGGTTGGTTACCAACTTGTACCAGAACATGCGGGCCAATGCGCTGACTGACGCGGAATTACGGCGCAAGGCTGCCGATGAACTGACCTGTATGACAGCGCGAATTAACCGTGGTGAGACGATACCTGAACCAGTAAAACAACTTCCTGTTATGGGCGGTAGACCTCTAAATCGTGCACAGGCTCTGGCGAAGATCGCAGAAATTAAAGCTAAGTTCGGACTGAAAGGAGCAAGTGTATGACGGGCAAAGAGGCAATTATTCATTACCTGGGGACGCATAAGAGCTTCTGTGCACAGGACGTTGCCGCGGTAACAGGCGCAACCGTAACCAGCATAAATCAGGCTGCGGCTAAAATGGCGCGGGCAGGAATCCTGGTCGTTGATGGTAAGGTCTGGCGAACGGTGTATTACCGGTTCGCTACCAGAGAAGAACGGGAAGGAAAGGTGAGCACGAATCTGATTTTTAAGGAGTGTCGCCAGAGTGCCGCGATGAAACGCGTATTGAGGGTATATAAAAGAACATCAATGGGTACACAATGATGAAACAGGTGAGTTGATTTCAAACTGTAGTACAATTCTCTCCAGTTTGAACAGGAAAGAATATGCTATGAACCCTTATATTTATCTTGGTGGTGCAATACTTGCAGAGGTCATTGGTACAACCTTAATGAAGTTTTCAGAAGGTTTTACACGGTTATGGCCATCTGTTGGTACAATTATTTGTTATTGTGCATCATTCTGGTTATTAGCTCAGACGCTGGCTTATATTCCTACAGGGATTGCTTATGCTATCTGGTCAGGAGTCGGTATTGTCCTGATTAGCTTACTGTCATGGGGATTTTTCGGCCAACGGCTGGACCTGCCAGCCATTATAGGCATGATGTTGATTTGTGCCGGTGTGTTGGTTATTAATTTATTGTCACGAAGCACACCACATTAAAAATAATTTGTTTTTAAACGACTAAAATATGGAGGCTCTTATATTTATATGAGCCTCGTTTTATGCTTTTTGTTAATGTCTTTATTTTTTATGTATTCTTTTGTGCTTTCAAGATTATGGCGTGAGAAAATTGCAATACGATTATTGTTGTATATTCAAGATAATGTGACCTTAATTGTCTTTTTAAATAAAAATTAAACAAAAGTTATATCTCACCACTAAGGTTTATAAAAGCATACGTTAGCAGGTGTCACCATGAAAAAAGCCATAGCATATATGCGATTTTCATCACCAGGTCAGATGTCTGGCGACTCATTGAACCGACAGAGAAGACTTATTGCTGAATGGTTAAAGGTAAATAGTAATTATTATCTTGATACCATAACATATGAAGATTTAGGATTAAGTGCATTCAAAGGAAAGCATGCACAATCAGGAGCTTTTTCGGAATTTTTAGATGCTATAGAGCATGGTTATATATTGCCAGGAACTACATTGTTAGTTGAAAGTTTGGACAGACTTTCAAGAGAAAAAGTCGGTGAAGCGATTGAGCGTCTGAAATTGATTTTGAATCACGGTATTGATGTTATAACTCTTTGCGATAATACAGTCTATAACATTGACTCTTTGAATGATCCATATTCATTAATAAAAGCCATACTTATAGCACAAAGGGCAAATGAAGAAAGCGAGATAAAGTCAAGTCGGGTTAAATTATCATGGAAGAAAAAACGGCAGGATGCACTGGAGTCAGGCACGATTATGACGGCGTCTTGTCCGAGATGGCTCTCATTGGATGACAAAAGAACAGCTTTTATTCCAGACCCCGACAGGGTGAAAACGATTGAGCTAATTTTTAAACTCAGGATGGAAAGGCGATCATTGAATGCAATAGCCAAGTATTTAAATGATCATGCTGTAAAAAATTTCTCAGGCAAAGAAAGTGCATGAGGGCCTTCTGTAATTGAAAAATTATTAGCGAATAAAGCTCTGATAGGTATATGCGTACCTTCATATCGTGCAAGAGGTAAAGGAATAAGTGAAATCGCTGGCTATTATCCCAGAGTCATATCAGATGATTTGTTTTACGCTGTGCAGGAAATTCGGTTGGCACCTTTTGGTATTAGCAATAGTAGCAAAAATCCTATGTTGATAAATCTACTTCGAACAGTTATGAAGTGCGAGGCTTGTGGTAATACCATGATTGTTCATGCGGTATCTGGAAGTTTGCATGGCTATTATGTTTGTCCGATGAGAAGACTGCATCGATGTGACAGGCCATCAATAAAGAGAGATTTGGTTGATTATAATATCATTAATGAGTTGCTTTTTAATTGTAGTAAAATCCAACCAGTTGAAAACAAGAAAGATGCTAATGAAACTTTAGAGTTGAAAATTATTGAGCTCCAGATGAAAATTAATAATTTAATTGCTGCATTATCTGTTGCGCCTGAAGTTACCGCTATAGCAGAAAAAATCAGAGTATTAGATAAGGAATTACGAAGGGCTTCGGTATCATTAAAAACTTTGAAGAGTAAAGCGGTGAGTTCACTTGGTGATTTTCATGCTATTGACTTAACCAGTAAAAATGGGCGAGAGCTATGTCGTACACTTGCCTATAAAACATTCGAAAAAATCATAATCAATACAGATAATAAAACCTGTGATATCTATTTTATGAATGGCATTGTTTTTAAACACTATCCTTTAATGAAAACAATATCCGCCCAGCAGGCGATAAGTACTCTCAAATATATGGTTGATGGTGAGGTTTATTTTTGAGTAATAATCACTTTTCCAACCGTGCTATAGTAAGAAAGTTAGGTAAGTACAATAAAAGTATCTATCCTGAACGAAGCGTCCTGAGCTATGGTTTTACTATAGGGACTGCCAATGGATGCTGGCGTTCCCGTTCTAGCAGTTCAACAATTCCCAATCACAAAACAATTCACTGATAACGAACTTTGCACACTCGCCTGGTTATGGCGAGCAGGGAATGTGATGTTAATTGCCTACCAGAACGTTACTCATCTTCTTCAGGATGCGGAGCATGGGTAAGCGTGCAGCAAGAACCGTATTGACGGGGATGTGTTATTCAGTCGGCAGTGCTACGCGCCAGGGGAGCAGTTCGCCGACCCGGTTTATCGGCCAGTCGGCTATGACGTCAAGGACATAGCGGAGGTAGCTTTCTGGCTCCACTCCGTTCAGTTTGCACGTCCCGATCAGGCTGTACAGCAGCGCTCCCCGCTCTCCTCCATGATCCGAACCGAAGAACAGGTAGTTTTTGCGGCCCAGACTGACCATCCGCAACGCATTTTCAGCGATGTTATTGTCCGCCTCAGCCCAGCCATCATCTGCATAGTACGTCAGCGCCGGCCACTGGTTCAGGGCGTATGCGAACGCTTTCGCCAGTTCTGAGTGTCGCGACAGGGTTTTCATCTTTTCACGCAACCAGCTTTCCAGGGATTTCAACAGCGGTTTCGTTTTTCGCTGACGTTCAGCAAGCCGCTGCTCTGCCGGCATTCCCCTTATATCCGCCTCTATGGCGTACAACTGACCGATCTGCTCCAGGGCTTCTTCCGTCAGTGCTGACGGGATGCGGACGTGCACATCGTGGATCTTTCGGCGGGCATGAGCCCAGCAGGCAGCTTCCGTTATCCCACCATTGCGATACAGCTCGTTGAACCCGGCGTACGCATCCGCTTGCAGCACACCGCTGAAGCAGGCAAGATGAGTCTGCGGATGGATGCCTTTTCTGTCCGGGCTGTAAGCGAACCACACTGCAGGTGCCAACGCTGACCCGGCATTGCGGTCATCACGAACATACGCCCACAACCGCCCGGTCTTCGTCTTCTTATTACCCGGCAGCAGTACCTGGACCGGGGTATCATCGGCATGGAGTTTGCCGTCAGTCATGACATAGCCATGAAGCGCCTCTTCCAGCGGAGACAGCAGCCGGCAGCATGCATCCACCCAGCCCGACAGCAGTGAACGGCTCAGCTCCACACCTTGCCGGCCGTATATTTCTGACTGGCGATACAGCGGGGTGTGCTCTGCATACTTCGAGGTCAGCACGCGGGCCAGCAGCCCCGGTCCGGCGATACCCCGCTCGATGGGCCGCGAAGGTGCAGGTGCCTGCACGATGGCATCGCACTGAGTACAGGCATGTTTTTCCCGTACCGTCCGGATAACCCGGAAGGCACTACGCATCAACTCCAGCTGTTCGGCGGTATCCTCGCCCAGATAGCTCAGTGAACCGCCGCAGTTCGGGCAGCACGGCGCCGCAGGCAACAGTCGCTTTTCGTCACGGGGTAGTGATTCAGGGAACGGCTTACGGGTGCGGGTCTGACGCAACGGACGCTGTACAGCCGGGTCATACACCCTACCAGTCAGCGTATCGCTCTCTTTCTGAAGCCGGTTCAGATCGGCTTCCATTTGTGCGATACGGCGGGAGACTTTTTCGGAACGACTGCCGAAGTTCATCCGGCGGAGTTTATCCAGCTGCGCCTGCAGATGGTCTATTTCGCGCTCCCAGTTGCTCAGCTTTTCCTGCAGGGCGTGGATCAGCGCTTCCTGTTCGGCCAGGCGCTGTTTCAGCAGGAAGATGTCGTCAGAAGAGATGTCGTTCATAAGCCCGTATTTTACCGGGCTTATTCTGTGACAACCAGGATAAAGAGATTTACAGCATGGTCAGGGAGGTCAGCAACCGCTTGGGCTGTCGCCAGTCGATACCTTCCAGCAGCATCGCCAGCTGCGCCTGCGTAAGGAACACTTTGCCATCACGGGCTGACGGCCAGGCGAAGCGCCCACGCTCCAGCCGTTTGGTCAGGAGGCACAGTCCGTCACCGGTGGACCACAGCAGTTTAACCTGACTGCCGCTGCGGCCCCGGAAAATGAAAACATGGCCGGACATGGGATCGTCTTTCAGCGCCGTTTGTACTTTCGCAGCCAGGCCGTTGAAGCCATTTCTCATATCGGTGATACCGGCAACCAGCCAAATTTTGGTCCCGGAAGGTAACGGGATCATCGCTTCAGTTCCTGTATCAGCAGAGTCAGGAGCTTTTCGCTGACATTGCCATTGAAGCGGAGCGTCCCGTGCCGGAACGTTACCTCACAGCTGATACTGAGGGTTTCCGGGTCCTCTGCGAGCGATTCTGGCTGTTCGGCAGCTGCATCGAGAGTCACAGGAAGTAGCTGGGGGCTCTCTGAAGAAGGTAATAGCAGCTTTCCCTCGCGCCATTGTTGTCGCCATTTGAACAACAGATTGGCGTTAATGCCATTTTCAAGAGCAAGTTTTGAGATGGATATCCCGGGTTCACAGGAGGCAGCAACGAGCTGCTGTTTAAATTCGGGAGGATAATTAGGGCAGCCTTTTCGCCTGCCGGGAGTCACATTTTTCTGCATATCTGACACTTTGGTTCCCACTACTTATTTGGTGGACACCACTTTGTCTAATTTGTCAGATTCTGACCAGACGGTTCAGGCTGTACGCTTACGAGCATGGTGAGGCTGGTCACTTCACTTCCATCGAGCAAGAATATCCCCAGAGACTCAACAGAGCGCGAGCAATCCTCGCCCGAGAAACGGCACATGTAAAACTTCAGCCGTGGCAGGATGATAAGTGGAGTCAAGTATTGCCGCATTTACCTCAGAATCTGTTTCAATAAAGGCGCTAGTTAGTAAGGCTTCCGTCATTCTGCGATGACGGAAGTGCGGGCTGCGTACGGGAGAGCAATTGCATGAATAATATAAATATTCCGCTCACTCCATATAGCGATTTCTGATACAAACTTATCTATTGTGGTAAAATTATAGAAACAAACTTATAGCGTACTAACCATATGGACAATATTAATAAACACGGGCTCTCAAGAAGAATACCTGAGACAATAAAACGTCAGATAAGGCAAAGGTGCGGCTTTGGCTGTGTAATTTGTGGATTTGGATTTTATGATTATGAGCATTTTAAACCTGACTTCGTTGATGCCAAAATACATGATCCGAATGGAATGACACTTCTTTGCTCCCAATGCAATCAAAAAAGAGCTCGTGGTAGACTTTCAGCACAGACAGTGGAAATAGCTGACAGAAATCCCAAGTGCTTACAGGCTGGTTTTGCAAATGAAATGTTTGATTTTCATAATGAGCCTATAACAGTAAAATTTGCAGGAGTGACGTTTCATAACTGTCAAAATTTGATTGTAGTCAACGAACAACCCATTCTTTCTGTGAAACCTTCACCCATACCACATGGACCGATGCTTTTATCAGGAATTTTCTGTAATTCTATTGGTAAGGAGACTTTACTGATAGATGAAAATGAATGGAAAGCTAAATCAGACAATTGGGATGTGGAGTGTACCGGCCCGCGTATAACAATACGACGTGGGCCAGGAGAGTTTGCCCTCGTTCTAAAAATGGAACCTCCAACAGGATTGATTGTTGAGCGTCTTGATATGTTGTATGAAGGGGTCAGGATGAAAGGAGATAAAGATCTGCTGGAAGTTTCGATTAATGGAGGTCCCTTGCACAGATGGCAATCATGCTCAATGTCAAATTGCCATACAGGGCTTGCGATTCAGGGCGGTATTAGAGCTGCTAATGATCCTTTGTATTGCGCCTAAATCCACTAAATTGATTTTCAACAATCAACTTGCCATAATTAAGTCACCGGAGTTTGAACTCCTCCGGTGACTTCTGCGCTAAACGGGGACGTTTATGCGCACATACAATCCAACCTCTCTTCTCCATTCACAGATGCAGAAATGCACCTGCGATATTTTGCATCCAGCGTTTGATCTCTGCGGAGGTGAAGCGTGAACCTCCCACAAGATGGTATCAAATTGCATCGCGGTAACTTCACCGCTATCGGTCGGCAGATCCAGCCTTATCTGGAGGACGGCAAATGCTTTCGCATGGTGCTTAAACCGTGGCGCGAGAGACGCAGCCTTTCCCAGAATGCACTCAGCCACATGTGGTACAGCGAAATCAGTGAATACCTCATCAGCAGGGGTAAAACGTTCGCCACTCCAGCTTGGGTAAAAGATGCTCTCAAACACACTTATCTCGGTTATGAAACCAAAGAACTGGTTGATGTCGTAACCGGTGAAATCACCACCATTCAGTCATTACGTCATACCTCCAATCTTGATACCGGAGAGATGTATGTCTTCCTGTGTAAGGTTGAAGCCTGGGCGATGAATATTGGCTGCCACCTGACTATTCCGCAGAGCTGCGAGTTCCAGCTGCTGCGCGACAAGCAGGAGGCGTAATGGCTACACCGCTTATTCGTGTCATGAACGGACACATCTACAGAGTACCAAATCGTCGTAAGCGTAAGCCTGAGCTGAAACCATCCGAAATACCAACACTGCTCGGATATACCGCCAGCCTGGTTGATAAAAAATGGTTGCGACTGGCAGCAAGGAGGAATCATGGCTGATTTGAGAAAAGCAGCGCGTGGTCGGGAATGCCAGGTAAGAATCCCTGGCGTATGTAATGGCAACCCTGAAACGTCTGTACTGGCACATATCCGGCTGACTGGATTGTGCGGCACCGGTACCAAACCGCCAGACCTGATTGCCACCATTGCATGTTCTGCCTGCCACGACGAAATCGACCGCCGCACACATTTTGTCGATGCTGCATATGCAAAAGAATGCGCGCTGGAAGGTATGGCGAGAACACAGGTTATCTGGCTGAAAGAGGGGGTTATTAAGGCGTGAATACCTACAGCATCACATTACCCTGGCCTCCGAGCAATAATCGCTATTACCGCCATAATCGCGGGCGCACGCACGTCAGCGCAGAGGGGCAGGCATACCGCGATAACGTCGCCCGAATCATTAAAAACGCAATGCTGGATATCGGCCTGGCTATGCCTGTGAAAATCCGCATTGAGTGCCACATGCCGGATCGCTGTCGCCGTGACCTGGATAATCTGCAAAAAGCCGCTTTTGACGCACTCACTAAAGCAGGTTTCTGGCTGGATGATGAGCTGGTCGTTGATTACCGCGTTGTGAAGATGCCTGTTACCAAAGGTGGGAAGCTGGAACTGACCATCACTGAACTGGGAGATGAATGATGTTTGAGTCTTATATGGCAGAACGTCTTCGCCACCGCTGGATGCGCCTGCGCTTATATCGTTTCCCCGGTTCTGTTTTGACCGATTACCGAATACTGAGGAATTACGCCAAAACCCTGACAGGAGCAGGAGTATGAAGTCAGAGATAACAATCAACTAATACTGTTTTATTGATTTTTGCTTGTAATTGGCGTTCTGGTCTGATTTTTGTGGAGTAAGTTGATGCGTGATATTCAGATGGTTCTTGAGCGTTGGGGAGCGTGGGCGGCTAATAATCATGAAGATGTGACCTGGTCGTCCATTGCCGCCGGTTTTAAGGGATTAATTCCTTCAAAAGTAAAATCTCGCCCGCAATGTTGTGACGATGACGCGATGATCATTTGCGGGTGCATGGCCCGTCTGAAAAAGAACAACAGCGATTTGCACGATTTATTAGTAGATTATTATGTAGTCGGTATGACATTCATGTCACTGGCAGGTAAGCATTGCTGCTCTGATGGTTATATCGGGAAAAGGTTACAGAAAGCTGAGGGTATAATTGAAGGGATGTTAATGGCATTAGATATCCGGTTAGAGATGGATATCGTTGTTAATAACTCTAATTAATATGCCAATTGTTTACTAAAAATTATTAAAAATGGGGCGTTGAGACGCCCCCAAAAATAAAGGGTAATATATAACAGAAGGTTTATATAGTTAGAAGCAAGGTTGTGCTCCTAAAGGAAGTGGCTTGAGGGAGCCACTTATATGTTGGGGAGGCAAAGCCTCCCGCAACATATCTTTTAGTAATCAAATTAGAACTGGTAAACCATACCTACAGCAACGATATCATCGGTAGCAACGCCAGATGCTTTCGTGAAATCGCTCTTATCAATCAGGTTGATTTTGTAGTCAACAAAAGTGGACATATTTTTGTTGAAGTAATAGGTTGCACCTACATCAACATATTCAACCAGGTCCTGATCACCCCAAACACCCAAGTCTTTTCCTTTAGAATGCAGGTAAGCAACGGATGGACGCAGGCCGAAGTCGAACTGATATTGTGCAACAGCTTCGAAGTTTTGTGCTTTGTTGGCAATATGGTTATTACCAAAAACAGTCATGTTCTGGGTTTCAGAATAGGTGGTGGCCAGATAGATGTTGTTCGCATCATATTTCAGACCAGCTGCCCATACTTCAGCATTTTGACCAGAAGCATTCAGACCGTTGTTACCGTAGATAACCTGATTATTAGTGCGATCAGATTTAGCATAGGTTGCACCCACGCCGAATCCTTCATACTCATAAGTAGTTGAGAAACCGAAACCATCGCCATTAGCTTCAGTTACTTCATTTCGGTCATTTTTGCCCTGATACTGAGCTGCAAAGTTCAGGCCATCAACCAGACCAAAGAAGTCGTTGTTACGATAAGTTGCAACACCTGTGGTGCGACCAGTCATGAATACATCTGTTTGGGTCCAGGTATCGCCACCGAATTCTGGCAGAACGTCAGTCCACGCACCGATGTCGTATGCTACACCGTAGTTACGGCCGTAATCGATTGAGCCGTAGTCACCGAATTTCAGGCCTGCAAATGCAAGACGGGTTTTGTCTTTGGAGGAACCTTGAGATTCAGCGCGGTTGCCTTTGAATTCATATTCCCACTGACCGAAACCAGTCAGTTGATCGTTGATTTGGGTTTCACCTTTGAAGCCAAGACGGGCATAAGTAGTATCACCATCATCTGCATCATTAGAGGAGAAGTAGTGCTTAGCATTAACTTTCCCGTACAGATCCAGCTTGTTACTGTCTTTATTATAAATTTCAGCTGCCTGAGCAGACATCGCCATCAGTACTGATGCAGCTACAGCAGAAATTGCCACTGTTAATTTTTTCATCGTGAGCCCTTTTTTTTGAACTATTATTAAAAAATGATGTCACTGCGCGATAAATATTCATCTAATCAATGTGATTATTTCAAGATGTAAGTTTTAGTTTCTCATTTAATTTGTGAAGTAGATCTCTATTTTTATCTGAACTTTTTCTATCGAAACCTATTTATGGCTCTTATTTGAACAAAAATAAACCTATTAGCTAATTTATATTAATGGCTGTTATTTATGGGGGTTCTATAATTCGGCAGTTTAATTTAAATCAACTAAAAATAACCTCTGAAATTATTTATTGGTTATTTGTTGAGGTTTTCTTATGTATTTGTGGTGGTGTTTTGAACACTCGGTAGCATTCTCATAAATATCATTCAGTGGTTTACGTACGTAAAAAATTGGTTATGCTGTTAAGAGTGGTTACTTCGTCACACAGCTTAAACCCGCCGTCGAGCTGGTTTTTCCATTTTTTGAGTCTCGATATTAGCTGATAACTCAATACCTGAGTTACTCACTGACTCCGAGTCTGTTACGTTTCTGCTTTTTTGCGATACGTTGTATTCCCTCAATTTACACCCGCTTTGTCTGCGAGGTGGGGTTATGAAATCCATGGATAAGTTAACAACGGGTGTCGCCTATGGCACCTCAGCAGGTAGTGCCGGTTACTGGTTTTTACAGCTGCTCGATAAAGTCACGCCCTCACAGTGGGCAGCAATAGGTGTGCTGGGTAGCCTGGTATTTGGCCTGCTGACGTACCTGACAAACCTTTATTTCAAGATTAAAGAAGATAAGCGCAAGGCTGCGAGAGGTGAATAATGCCTCCATCATTACGAAAAGCCGTTGCTGCTGCTATTGGTGGCGGAGCAATTGCTATAGCATCAGTGTTAATTACTGGCCCAAGTGGTAACGATGGTCTGGAAGGTGTCAGCTACATACCATACAAAGATATTGTTGGTGTATGGACTGTATGTCACGGGCATACAGGAAAAGACATCATGCTCGGTAAAACGTATACCAAAGCAGAATGCAAAGCCCTCCTGAATAAAGACCTTGCCACGGTCGCCAGACAAATTAACCCGTACATCAAAGTCGATATACCGGAAACAATGCGCGGCGCTCTTTACTCATTCGTTTACAACGTGGGTGCTGGCAATTTCAGAACATCGACGCTTCTTCGCAAAATAAACCAGGGCGATATCAAAGGCGCATGTGATCAGCTACGTCGCTGGACATATGCTGGCGGTAAGCAATGGAAAGGTCTCATGGCTCGTCGTGAGATTGAGCGTGAAATCTGTTTGTGGGGTCAGCAATGAACAGAGTAACCGCGATTATCTCCGCTCTGGTTATCTGCATCATCGTCTGCCTGTCATGGGCTGTTAATCATTACCGTGATAACGCCATGACCTACAAAGAACAGCGCGACAAAGCCACATCCATCATCGCTGACATGCAGAAGCGTCAACGTGACGTAGCAGAACTCGATGCCAGATATACAAAGGAGCTTGCTGATGCTAACGCGACTATCGAAAGTCTCCGTGATGATGTTTCTGCTGGGCGTAAGCGGCTGCAAGTCGCCGCCTCCTGTGCAAAGTCAAAGACCGGAGCCAGCAGCATGGGCGATGGAGAAAGCCCAAGACTTACAGCAGATGCTGAACTCAATTATTACCGTCTCCGAAGTGGAATCGACAGGATAACCGCGCAGGTTAACTACCTGCAGGAGTACATCAGGACGCAATGTCTGAAATAATTTTTTTGCAAATCACAAAGTCCATTTAATGAGCCTCGCGATGCGGGGCTTTTTTGCAATAAATGCGTACCGCAACGCATGTTTTTTTTACACCGAACCTGCCCCTTTGGAATGGGCCTTTGAGGATACCAGTTAGTGCTGGCGAGCCTCGGTGGGCTGGTTTCCTGTGCGGCAAAGGTTCATTTCAAATGGTAGGTAAACGTTATGAATATCGTGCCACTTAATTACAAAGGTGAAATTGTCAGTTTCAACACTGATGGTTGGATCAACGTCACAGGTGTTGCTGAGAGATTTGGGAAACGCATTGATAACTGGATGCGTTTGGCAGAAACGCTTGAATACGTTCGTGCTTTAGACGAAGCGTTGACCGGGAAAGAATCTCAAATTTTACATCCCTCACAATCGAGGTATGTAAAAACCAGCAAGGCACGAAAGGACAGGGGTGGTGGTACGTGGCTACATCCAAAACTTTCAGTTGCATTTGCCCGTTGGTGTGATGCTCGTTTTGCTGTGTGGTGCGACCTGCACATTGATAGTCTGCTTCGCGGTGAACTGACTGAGCAGCAGAAATATGAGCAAGCATGTCGCATTCGCGATGACCGGAAATCAAAAGCCAGCAATGGGGCAAGAGAGATGGCTCGCTGGCGATGGGATAAGCCGGTTATTGAAGCAAATGTTGAGTACTGGCGCGAGCAACTGCAGTTGACTCTCGATATCGCGTGCTGATGGCAAACGCAAAACTGCGTTATCGAAAAAATCAAAGCATTACTAGAACTGAGCAACGGCTATCCATTACAAAGCCCATCTACGGGTGGGCTTGATAATGGCTTATACCCTGCACGGGATAACTTAACTGATATCCCTTTTAACGGATAAAGGCATTCAAGCCTGACACATCATGCGCTGTATCGTCGCCGTATTCCCGTATTAACAGAGACCGTAGCCCGACGGGGAACTCCTTCTGCGCGAGTGTGCGGGAATAATCAAAAACGATGCACACCGGGGTTACCGGGTACACATATTTCATCATGCCAGCGAGTCCGGTTCTGGCACGGAAGAAACCGGACGTTATGATTTAGTGCGGAAATATTTGTGTAGTGTTCTGAATGTTCTCAGTAAAGAGTAATGAATTATCAAAGGTATAGTAATACCTTTTGTTTTCGTGGATATTTGTAATCCATCTGAAAACCCCTGCTGTAGCAAGATTTTTCCTGTATTCGTAAAATGATAACTCTCCTGATTTGAATCCTTTTAAGGTGGCTTCTATAAGGCATTTATTTTTTGAAAATCTTACATTTACAACCTTACCCTGTCCTTTTATTAAAACCGTATTATCGTTTTCAAGAACAAGATGAATATTCTCTGTAGCTAAATAGTAAATGTAATGTGAGACATTGTGACGTTTTAGTTCAGAATAAAACCAGTGATAGTTTAAATTATTTCGCACTTTATCGAATATTTGTTTAAAAATGGCAACCTGAGCCATTGTAGTACCTTCCATGTGATATGAGGGGCGTAGTCTGCACGATTATCTAAATTGCTTCAATCTGGTCTGATCTGTTTTCTGAGCAATTCAGTAATGTCACTCTTTTCTTTGTTTGCTTCAGGAGAAACTCTTTTTTCTGAGCACAGTCTCCGGCGGCAGGCTTCAATGACCCAGGCTGAGAAATTCCCGGACCCTTTTTGATCAAGAGCGATGTTAATTTGTTCAATCATTTGGTTAGGAAAGCGGATGTTGCGGATTGTTGTTCTGCGGGTTCTGTTCTTCGTTGACATGAGGTTGTCCCGTATTTAGTGTCGCTGATTTGTATTGTCTGAAGTTGTTTTTACGTTAAGTTGATGCAGATCAATTAATATGATACCTGCGTCATAATTGATTATTTGACGTGGTTTGATGGCGTAGATGCACGTTGTGACATGCAGATGATAATTATTATCATTTTGCGGGTCCTTTCCGGCGATCCGACAGGTTACGGGGCGGCGACCTCGCGGGTTTTCGCTATTTATGAAAATTTTCCGGTTTAAGGCGTTTCCGTTCTTCTTCGTCATAACTTAATGTTTTTATTTAAAATACCCTCTGAAAAGAAAGGAAGCGACAGGTGCTGAAAGCGAGCTTTTTGGCCTCTGTCGTTTCCTTTCTCTGTTTTTGTCCGTGGAATGAACAATGGAAGTCAACAAAAAGCAGCTGGCTGACATTTTCGGTGCGAGTATCCGTACCATTCAGAACTGGCAGGAACAGGGAATGCCCGTTCTGCGAGGCGGTGGCAAGGGTAATGAGGTGCTTTATGACTCTGCCGCCGTCATAAAATGGTATGCCGAAAGGGATGCTGAAATTGAGAACGAAAAGCTGCGCCGGGAGGTTGAAGAACTGCGGCAGGCCAGCGAGGCAGATCTCCAGCCAGGGACTATTGAGTACGAACGCCATCGACTTACGCGTGCGCAGGCCGACGCACAGGAACTGAAGAATGCCAGAGACTCCGCTGAAGTGGTGGAAACCGCATTCTGTACTTTCGTGTTGTCGCGGATCGCAGGTGAAATTGCCAGTATTCTCGACGGGATCCCCCTGTCGGTGCAGCGGCGTTTTCCGGAACTGGAAAACCGACATGTTGATTTCCTGAAACGGGATATCATCAAAGCCATGAACAAAGCAGCCGCGCTGGATGAACTGATACCGGGGTTGCTGAGTGAATATATCGAACAGTCAGGTTAACAGGCTGCGGCATTTTGTCCGCGCCGGGCTTCGCTCACTGTTCAGGCCGGAGCCACAGACCGCCGTTGAATGGGCGGATGCTAATTACTATCTCCCGAAAGAATCCGCATACCAGGAAGGGCGCTGGGAAACACTGCCCTTTCAGCGGGCCATCATGAATGCGATGGGCAGCGACTACATCCGCGAGGTGAATGTGGTGAAGTCTGCCCGTGTTGGTTATTCCAAAATGCTGTTGGGTGTTTATGCCTACTTCATAGAGCATAAGCAGCGCAACACACTTATCTGGTTGCCGACGGATGGTGATGCCGAGAACTTTATGAAAACCCACGTTGAGCCGACCATCCGCGATATTCCGTTGCTGCTGGCGCTGGCTCCGTGGTATGGCAAAAAGCACCGGGATAACACGCTCACCATGAAGCGTTTTTCCAATGGTCGTGGCTTCTGGTGCCTGGGCGGTAAAGCGGCAAAAAACTACCGTGAAAAGTCGGTGGATGTGGCGGGTTATGATGAACTTGCTGCCTTTGATGAGGATATTGAACAGGAAGGCTCTCCGACGTTCCTTGGCGACAAACGTATTGAAGGCTCGGTCTGGCCAAAGTCCATCCGTGGCTCCACCCCCAAAGTGAGAGGCACCTGCCAGATTGAGCGTGCAGCCAGTGAATCCCCGCATTTTATGCGTTTTCATGTTGCCTGTCCGCACTGCGGGGAGGAGCAGTACCTTAAATTTGGCGATAAAGAGACGTCGTTTGGCCTCAAATGGACGCCGGATGATCCCTCCAGCGTGTTTTATCTCTGCGAACATAATGCCTGCGTCATCCGCCAGCAGGAACTGGACTTCACTGATGCCCGTTATATCTGCGAAAAGACCGGGATCTGGACCCGTGATGGCATTCTCTGGTTTTCGTCATCCGGTGAAGAGATTGAGCCGCCGGACAGCGTGACCTTTCACATCTGGACGGCGTACAGCCCGTTCACCACCTGGGTGCAGATTGTCAAAGACTGGATGAAAACGAAAGGGGATACGGGAAAACGTAAAACCTTCGTAAACACCACGCTCGGTGAGACGTGGGAGGCGAAAATTGGCGAACGTCCGGATGCTGAAGTGATGGCAGAGCGGAAAGAGCATTATTCAGCGCCCGTTCCTGACCGTGTGGCTTACCTGACCGCCGGTATCGACTCCCAGCTGGATCGCTACGAAATGCGCGTATGGGGATGGGGGCCGGGTGAGGAAAGCTGGCTGATTGACCGGCAGATTATTATGGGCCGCCACGACGATGAACAGACGCTGCTGCGTGTGGATGAGGCCATCAATAAAACCTATACCCGCCGGAATGGTGCAGAAATGTCGGTATCCCGTATCTGCTGGGATACTGGCGGGATTGATCCGACCATTGTGTATGAACGCTCGAAAAAACATGGGCTGTTCCGGGTGATCCCCATTAAAGGGGCATCCGTCTACGGTAAGCCTGTGGCCAGCATGCCACGTAAGCGAAACAAAAACGGGGTTTACCTTACCGAAATCGGTACGGATATCCAACAGCGTATGGAAATATCATTCACCTGAAAGGGATGACAGCCGTTGGCGAAGGTGAGTTACTCATCGGCTGGAGTGGTACAAGCGGTGCTCATGCTCCGGCATTTATTCGTTCACGACGGGATACGACCGACGCAAACTGGTCGCCGTGGGCGCAGCTTTACACCTCGGCTCATCCTCCTGCAGAGTTTTATCCAGTCGGTGCACCAATCCCGTGGCCATCAGATACCGTTCCGTCTGGTTATGCCCTGATGCAGGGGCAGACTTTTGACAAATCTGCTTACCCGAAACTTGCAGTTGCTTATCCGTCAGGCGTGATCCCTGATATGTGTGGCTGGACGATTAAGGGCAAGCCCGCCAGTGGTCGTGCCGTATTGTCTCAGGAACAGGACGGCATAAAATCGCATACCCACAGCGCCAGCGCATCCAGTACGGATTTGGGGACGAAAACCACATCGTCGTTTGATTACGGCACTAAATCCACGAATAACACTGGTGCGCATACCCATAGTTTAAGTGGCAGCACGAATGCAGCTGGTAATCACAGCCATAGAGATGGCCGTCGATTTAACCCCAGTGTTTTTAAAGATACTTATCAATATGGTTATACAAGCTCAGGTCAAAATACCTGGGGTGTACAAGGCTCAGTAGGTATGTCTACGGGGGCGTTAGCTAATACCAGTACAGATGGTAACCATAGCCACTCACTGTCCGGCACAGCAGCATCTGCAGGTGCACACGCACATACTGTCGGTATTGGTGCACACACGCACTCCGTTGCGATTGGTTCACATGGACACACCATCACCGTTAACGCTGCTGGTAACGCGGAAAACACCGTCAAAAACATCGCATTTAACTATATTGTGAGGCTTGCATAATGGCATTCAGAATGAGTGAACAACCACGGACCATAAAAATTTATAATCTGCTGGCCGGAACTAATGAATTTATTGGTGAAGGTGACGCATATATTCCGCCTCATACAGGTCTGCCAGCAAACAGTACCGATATTGCACCGCCAGATATTCCGGCTGGCTTTGTGGCTGTTTTCAACAGTGATGAGGCATCGTGGCATCTCGTTGAAGATCATCGGGGAAAAACCGTCTATGACGTGGCTTCCGGCGACGCGTTATTTATTTCTGAACTTGGCTCGTTACCGGAAAATGTCACCTGGTTATCGCCGGAAGGGGAATATCAGAAGTGGAACGGCACAGCCTGGGTGAAGGATACGGAAGCAGAAAAACTATTCCGGATCCGGGAGGCGGAAGAAACAAAAAACAGCCTGATGCAGGTAGCCAGTGAGCATATAGCGCCACTTCAGGATGCTGTAGATCTGGAGATCGCAACGGAGGAAGAAACCTCATTGCTGGAAGCCTGGAAAAAATATCGGGTGTTGCTGAACCGTGTTAATACAACAACTGCACCGGATATTGAATGGCCAACAGTACCCATTATCGAATAG